CATCATCCACTATAATTAAATCAGATGTTGTTAAGTCTGCTCCAATGTCGGAGCCACCATCTATTTCTAATGCTGTTAATGCTACTTTACCTGCTGTAGATATTGTAGCTAATTTTGTATCTGCAATCGCGGCACTTGATTTAATGTCTGCGTTTACAATGTTTGTAATTGTGTTGTTATCTGAATCTATTGATTTGTTTGTTAAAGTATCTGTTGTTGCTTTACCTACTAAAGTATCCGCTGCTGCTGGTAATACTACAGTAACATCTGCTGTAGATGCAGGACCAATCAAAGTTACTGCATTTGTTCCATTATCTGTATCTTCTTTAAATAATATAGAACCTGCTGCAGAAGAAGAACCTGATAAAACAGGTGCTGTCATAGTTTTGTTGGTTAGAGTTTGAGTAGCAGTTGTTCCTACTAATTCTTGATCACTACCATCTGGAAGTGTTAATGTGTTTGTAGCACCCGCGGAGTGAGGCTGTGCTTGTAATTTTTGTGCGTGAGCATTACTTGACTCACAATAAAGTTTTAATTGAGCTCTAGAACCACTGTTGGTTTTTAGGTCAATAACTCCACCTTCAACAGTTAAATCGTCTCCTACAGTTATATCACCGGAAACATCTACATTACCATTGATGTCTATTGTAGTTGCAACTATTTGAATTTCTGTATCTGCAAATAAATCTAATTGACCGTCTGCAGAAGAATTAATACCTAAAGCTGAATCTCTGAAAAGTAATTTGTTTGTGCTGTTTAAGGTAAGACCTGTTCCGTCTGTATGTGTTAGAGTTGTATCTGAGTCAGCACCAAATTTTAAAACTGATGAGTCAGATCCTAGAATTAAATCATTGGGTAATGTTACATCAGAGCTAGCGTCTTCATGCACTGCTTTGCTAGCAGGCATTGTACAAAATACATCTTTTGTTCCTGCACTAAAATTAACAGCACTATCACTATTAGAACTAGAGATAACTGTAGTTCTAGCAAGGGTGTCCGGGGAAGCGTCTGTTATAGTACCTAAACCAATTTCAAATTCTGCTGAACTTCTATGAACAATAGCATAATAGGTAGTATTACTATTTCCTATTCCTGCTACAAATGTTTCGAAATTAGTTTGAGCACCACCTAAATTAACCGTACCTGTGCCGGTTGTAGTGGTAGTCTCTTTAACTCTGTCGTTTAAAACTAAAGCCATGATTTATTATGCTATTCTTAGTATAGCTGTTGAAGCACCTGCTGCAGGAAATTGAATTGTAAAATCTCCGTTAGTAGCAGTTTTGGTTCCCCCAAAGTCTAACACAACAACAAGTTTATCACTATTAGTATCATTATAAATAATTGCGCCAACTGCTGATAAAGTTACAGATGAAAAAACTTCGTCTGCAAAATCAACAAAGGCCGTATTACTTGCAACAGCAACAGCTTGACTATCTAAGGCATTTCCACCAGCAGTATAACTTGTACCTGAAGAAGAAACTTCATTAGAGGTAGTGTATGCAGTGCTTGATGTAGAAAAACCAGAGATGTCTGTGTATAAAGCTATTTTAAAACTATTGCCACCATTAGCAAAATTGTGTGTGCCAGATAAGAGTTCTGATTTGAATGCATCTGGTATTATATTAGCCATTTATAGTCTCCTTTTATTTTATTTTCGGTTGTGGTGATTGTATATCTAAACGAATTGCACCACTTGTGTATTCGTCTCTGCGTCTTCGACCTTGTTGTTCTGCCGCAAACGTTTGAAGTCCTTCTTGATAAGCACTCTCATACAGTTGTAGCATATTATCCGGTCCTTTCAAGTACTTTAGAGTTTCCACCATACATCCATTAATAAGTAAATCTTGAAAATTGTTTGATACATAAGTTGTGGTAGAATCAGAAGTAGTGATAGTACTAGGTTGTTTTATATAGGCTAAAGTTACAACATAAGCTGCATCCGGAGTTGGAGCTACTACCCAATTATCAGAATCCCAATTAGCATAGTATTTAGGAGTACCATAATCACTAGCGTTATCTGGATCAGGAAAATACTCAGCTAAAAAAGAAGAATCAACTTGTTCTAAAAAAAACTGATCTGAGGTTGTGGGATTTGTTAATTGAACATATCTAATAATTCTAGTGTCATTCGGAACAGTAACATATCTATTACCTGTGGTTAAATCCGAAGTAGCATAAAATTTTGTGTCATCAGAATCTACTGATCTAAATATTCTATTTTCTACATTTTTAATTATTACGTTTAAAACAGTATCTGTTAAAACATTACTATCTGTTTCAGAATAATTTCTAATGTTTGTTCTTAATGTACTAAGATTCATTGTCATGCTGTGATTGTTGCGGGTCCTGCTGATGCATTCTCGCCTCCTCCTTTTATATTTCCAGTTGTTGCTGTATTTGTATCAACACTAAAAGTATAACTATCATCATCTACTTTAGTAATAGAATATCCAACAGCTTTATTAATATTGCTTGATAAAATTCCATCAAAGCCTAAAGCATTTCTAAATCTAACTGTATCACTAGTAGCTCTTCCATGATTAATTTCTGTAACAGTTATAGTTGAAGAACTTGCACTTCCTGTTTCAAATGAATTAACATTTAATAAAACAGGAACAGGATTTTCTGTTCTATCAGGTCTTGCATTTAATANTCCTTGAGGATCTGCTGCATGAGTTCGTGGTTCTAATTGAGGTTGTTTTGATTCATATTCTGATTTATGAACTAAAGCACCATTCCATTCTCTCAACATTTCTCTATAGGGAAAAGCCATTCCACTTCTATCGGATATAGCTTTAGAATATTTACCTTTTGCAAAATTACCCATAATTAACTATTAGGATAATAATTCTTAGGACTAATGTAAACACTAGTGGAAGAACTATCCTCTGTTAAAGCTCTTTGTAACTCATCTTCATATAACATTTTTAAAGATTCAATTCTATCAGGAGCTATCTTTAAACTTAAATAATACGCAAGACCTGAAATCATACATGGTATAAAACGAAAAACTACATCAGCTTCGTTTGTGTAAGCACTACCTACATCTTGTATTCTTTTTAAATAATAAAATTCTAATAAGTGACTAGATCCAGAAAAAGTACTACTTGGTGTTTGATATAAAAAAATACTAGGAGAAGTAGTTCTATCTACATAATATTGACTAGGCGTGCCCTTAGATAATTTAGTTGCTAAAGCAGCATAAGTTGATCTATCAATCTTACTTAAAGAAGTATCTACAGGAGCTGTGGTTGTAGAATTATTTCTAACATAAGCTTCTAATATTTCATTAATACCTGTAGGAAAATTAGTGCTATCTGTGGTTGCATTATATTCAGCTTGTCCTTCTACTAAAGGAACTGAAGCTAAATCTACTTTCCATAAATGAAGTCCTCTATTACCCCATTCTTGAAACATAATATTTAAAGAACGTCTTGCACTTTTTAAACCGTAACCAGTTCTTAAAGACATACCACATCTTTCGTATGCTTCTTGAATTATTTCGTCTATATCAAGATCAAAAGCTGTTGTACCGGATGTAGCCATTGTAAACTTTTAAGCTCCTGTAATAGTTAAAGTAACGCTTCCGTCTGTTCCACTTGATTGAGTAAGTGTAGCAATAAGTCCGTCTTTAAATAGAATACCTGAACCGGGAATATAAACTTCTAATCCTTCAGTTTCATATCTATAAATAGCTTTTAAATTATCGCTGTCTGCTTCACCTGCAGTAGCTGCATCATGTAAAGATAAAACAGAGCCTGCTTCACCTCTACCTTGAATAGATGTGACTCTAGTTCTACCTACTTTTAACGCAGAAGCTGCACCTGTAGTTTTATTAAGGGTCGTTTGATCACTTGAAAATGAACTTCCACCTGACATATGTTATCTCCTTTTAAATTTGTGTGTGGGCCGAAGCCCACACTTAATTAATTATTATGCGTCTGCAAACGGTGTTACTATTGTTCCTGATCCAATTAGTAAAGAACTATGAACCAAGTATGTAGCAGTATCAATTGCTGTGAAAGATACAATACTACCTGCGATTCCACCTTTTGTAGAACCATTCATAGTAATAACATCATTTGATGCTCCGGGTACAAAAGCTTTTTTCGCACCATCATCAACACCAATTAAGATCGCACCCTTAAATTTATCAGTGCCATCTGTTAAGATGTCCATGTCAGTTGCAGCAGTTTCAACAAAAAAGTTAAAAGTTGCTCCTATGTTATTTAAGTTACCAAAATCTGTATCACCAGCAGTTCCTGCATTACTATTTACATTGATACTTGGTAAAGTAAATTTACCGTCTGCATCATTGCATAGTAAAATTTTACCAGCATGTGTTGCTACTGTTAAAGTTGTGTCAGCCGTTAAGCTCACACTCATACCAGGACCAAAGTTTTGAAAGCCATTCTTTGAAATGACTGGGCCTGAAAATGTTGTTTTTGCCATTTTTTACCTCCGTAGTAAAATACATACAGTCTCTACGTGCGTCTGCTAGGTCAGTCTGTATGTTGTTTTATATTCCTAGAAGGTTAAATATAAACGTTTTTATGTAGAAGTCTATTTAAAAAATAAATGACTCTCATAGTCTTGATGTCTCCATCTTATTTTAGCTAAAATTCTTTTGATTCTCTCTTCAATAGATTTCATCTCAAGAGTTTCCTTACCAGAATTAAGATAATTGGAGTTCCACTGAGATTCGAGTTTTATTTTCTCAGCGATTAAAGACTGTGATAATGCGGCCATAATATATCTCCTTGTCAATATTATTCGCTTTTATTTTGTACATTAATTTCCCATAAAGTCAAGGAACTTTTACATAAAAAAAGGGGCGTAGTCAAAGACATACGCCCCTTTTTAATTAATTATAACGGTTAAATATTATGCACCGGGTGAACCGTAGATACCTCTAAAGTCTGAGAATCCAAATGAATATCTCTCTCTAGCTTTATATCTTACGTTTCCTGTATCAAAGTCACCTTCCATTGTAGTTTTGATAGGTGATCTTTCAAAGTACTTAAGACCATTTGGTACGTCAGTTGTAATGAAGAAAGCATCTGTATCAGTTAAGAAATTATTAACCACATAACCTTGTGGAATCATTCCCATTGATGCGATTGCATTTACATCATTATCTGCTGTGCCAACTCTGTTAGCAGACTTCATAAGTCTTTCAGCGGTGAACTGTAGCTGTGAAGGAATAATCATTTTTACTCCTCTTGCTGCTATTTTTAATCCACGCTCGTCTTTGAAACTTGCAATGTCGATCATTGCTTGCTCTAAAGATGTTTCTGAAAGATCAGCAGAAGTTGCTAATTCATTAGCAACGTTACCACCAGATACAGTTGGGTGATCAGTAGCACAAAGCTCTTTACCATCTCCACCTTTGAAAGAGGAGTTGAAAGCATTGTTTAATACGTTTGCTGCTTTTACCTGTTTAGTATTAGCCATTGAACGTGCTAATGCTTTTGTGTATCTAGCTGAGATTCTGTCATACAAATTATCTTCAATTGCTTCTTCAGTAATTGAGAAAGCAAGAGCGATTGTTTCGTGAGTATAGCGTGAAGTATATGACTCTTGTGCATCGTCAAATCCTACCGCTGTACCTTCTTGTTTTACTGCTGCGTTAGCAAAACCTGAAAGCATTACTTCTTCTTCAAAAGCTCTGTCTGAAGTTTCTTTTGTAAAGATCTCTTCATGTTGGTTTTCGTAGTTCTTGTACTCCAAGCCGAATAAAGCATTCAAACCTGGCTCTAGCTCTTTAGCTAATTGTTGTCTTGATATGGCCATGTTCTATACTCCTGTAGTTGCTGGTGTACCAACAGCTATTCCTAAGCTATCTGCATTAAAGTGTGTTGTAAATCTAACAATACATGGGATTCCTGCAGCTGAGAAATCTGCGTTAGCTGCATCGTCTGCCCAACCCATAAATCTTAGCATTAATCCTGCTGTAGTTGCTAATGTGCTTACAGCTAGAGCACCTGAAGATTTACCTGTTACAGTAGATCCACTAGTACCACTAGATAAGTCAGCGTTTAAAAATACACCTGCTCTTGCAGTAGCTTCGTTTGTTAATGATGCATCTGAAGCGATCAAAAATAATTGATTTGGATCGTCAGCTAA